TTAATACACAACAACAAAATGCTGCAGAGGCTAGAAGAGTTGGAATAGAGGCAGACATTAATAAAGCTAATGCTGCAATAGTAAATCAAACAAAACAATTTAATGCTCAGTTAGATTTTCAAAGAGACCAATGGAATGCTGCTAATCAACAAGCAGTACAACAGTCTAATGTTAATTGGAGAAGAAAAGCTAACTTAGCAGATACTGCTGCAGCTAATGCAGTTAATCAACAAAACGTACAGAATGCTTTTGGTTTAACTCAAGCAGCTCAATCGTTTTTGTGGCAAGAGTTACGTGACCAAGCATCATATGATTTTCAATGGGCTGATAATACAGCAACAAGAAAAAATAATGCAATGATAGCTGCTGCTAGTTCCGAAGGTGATGCAGCTAAAAATTGGTCAGCTAATTATGATAATGTAGCAAGTACAGTAGATAGAATATTCGGATTAGGAGATTAATATGGCATTTGGATTTATAGGAAAAGCTTTTAAAGGCATCAAAAAAGTTGCTAAGAAAATAGGTAAAGGTATTAAAAAAATAGCTAAGAAAGTTTTAGGTGCTATTGGTAAGATTGGACCAATAGGACAATTAGCTTTAATGTTTATTGGTATACCTCCTGTTATTAGTAATTTCTTTGGTGGAATAGGTGGAGCAATTACAGGAGCATTAGGAAAAGCAGGTACAGTTATAAGTAATTTTGCAACTAAGATAGCTCCTAATTTAACTAAAGGATTAGGTAAAGCTTTTAATGCTATTAAGACTGCAGGACAAGGAGCTTATAATACAATTACAGAAGCTATTGGAAATGGTGTAGATAGAGCAGGAAACTTTTTTAAAGGAGAAGGATTTACTTTAAGTGAAGGAAGAACATCTGTATTTAATAGACCTCCTAGTACTCCTGATGTAACTCCAACAAAAGCTGCTTTAGACCAAAAATTTGATACTAATTTGCCTGTTGAAGATGTTTCACCTAATTTAGATTTAGATTTAAAACCTAATAAACCTGTATTAGATACAGAAACTTTTGAAATTACAGGAGGTAATATGGTTGATGCAAGTCCTTCTGTTGATTCTTCTTTACTTTCTCCTGATAAAACTTTAGGAGAAAAAACAAAAGATTATTTTTCAAGTCAACTAGACGACTTTACAGAGACACTTAAAAATCCTGGACAGGCTTTAGGAGAGTCTGTAAAACAAGGAGCGTTAGGTGGAATTAGTCAAAGTATAGCTATGGATGTAGCAGGTCCACCTCCAACTCAAAAAGTAATGCATTCAAGTTTATCAGATTTTATGACTCCAACAACTCAACGACCATTAGATGCAGCTACATGGAATAATGTTAATAATGCATATTTAAAAGCAGGAAGTTCTTTTGGAGCAGCAGGTGATGCAATGACTCCTTACTTTACAGAACTAGCAAACTTTGATAACGACATAAACTATCAAAGACAAATGGCAATGTTAAATCCTACATTAAACCCAGTACGTTAATAGGAAATAAAAATGGCAGAAGAATATAATCAAGAAGGCATAGATGCTTTAGTAAACACAGGTAGACCAATTCCGGGGCAATCTTTGACAGAAGACCCTGATAACTCATATCCTTGGGAAAGTCCACCAGAGTATACTGACTTTAGAAAAGCATTTAACTATATAGCAGAAGAACTATTAGAAGAAGAAGTTTATGTTCCTCTTGTTGTTGCAATGGGGCAGGGTGTACCAATATCTGATATAACATTACAAATTCTACAAAGAGGTTTTCAAGAAGGTAAATGGAATCCTGATTTGTTTATGATGTTACTAGAACCTTTGATGTATTTCTTATTAGCTCTTGCAGAAAAAGCAGCTATTGAGCCGAGACTATATGGTGATGAAGAAGATGATTTAGAACCAGAAGATGAAGATGATATAGCTAATATGAAAGCTAATAATTTAACTGCTTTAACAAAAGAAAAAGTAGGAGATATGTCTAAAGTACCTGAAGGAGTTTTACCTGCAGATATTGTAGAAGATATAGAAGAATTAGAAATGCCAGAAAGTTTGTTAGCACCTGACAACAATACAGAACAACCAAGTTTATTGGCAAAATCGGAGTAAAAAATGGCTAGATATGATGATGGTGGAATAGGGTTTGGGCAAGAACAATTTGCTAAAGCTCGTGCTTATAATGAAGAGCAAGCTAAAAAACAAGAAAGATTTTCTAAAAGACTTCAATTAGCTAATATAGCTGTAACAGGTATTACAGGTCTTATCAATCAAAAAGCAGATGCACTAGAAACTAGCAGAGCAACGCAACGTGCTCATTACCTTACACAACTTGAAAATGCTAAAGGTTGGCAGACTATGGTTCAAGGGTATGAAAAGGAAGGACTAACTCGTGAACAAATGCTTTATAGAGAAAAACAAAAACAATTAACAGATTATGTTCAAAATGAGTTTGGTGCTGATTTTGATATTAGTGGTTATTCTGATGCTATTAATAGAATTGCTAAAGAATATTCAGATGATAAAGTTAATTTAGATTCTTTTAATAAAGCAGTTGATGCACAGTTAGCTATACCTAATTTAAGTCAAGAAGATATGATAACTCGTATTCAACAAGAAGGGGCTGCACCAAGAAGTATCGCATCTTTCTTAGGTAACTCTATGATGAAACTTGCAAAGTCTCATGATAAAGAAACTATGAGTGCTGCTGATAAAGAAGCTAAAGATAGAATGATTGGTGGATTACTTGGTGAACAATTTGAAGCATCTAAAAAAGCTTTAGAAGATTATGCTGCTAGAGGAAATCCTATAGAAAAAATTGTAGACTTTATGAAAAGTGATAAAGGTAAAGCTATAAAAGTTTTTAAAGGTGCTGAACAAAGAATAGTAAAAAGAAAAGAAGTTGATAAATTTGGTAATATATTAGAAGTAGAATATATAGGTAACTTTGGAACTAGAAGAGATGGTAGTCCTGTACAAATTGGAGAATTAGTAGCAGCAAGTCAAAGTAAAAGTGCTGCTCCTGCTATTAGATATACAGAAAATGAAATTGCAACTGCTGCTGACATGATTGATAGATATGTTAGAACATCAGGAAATGTAGACATTGAAAGTAAATATGAAGAATACATGGATGATAAAAATGGTAGAGGACTAGCTCATAATGTTATGACAACTTCTAGAAATTTACAAAAACAATTTGATATTCCTGAATCAAAAGCTATGGGATTAGCAGCTAAATTTATGCTAGAACAAGATGGAGAAATATTAGATACAAGAATTAGTTTATATGACTATGATAAATTAGAAGGTTTAGTAGATACTGAAAAAGTTAATAATTATATAGAAAGTATTAAAGCTACTAAATCTGAAAAAGCAGAACAAGAAATTGGAAGTATGTATGGAGATATGGTTAGAGGCATTAACAGGTCTAACTTATCAGAAGATGAAAAAATAGGTGAACTAAATGCTCTTAATCAAATTGTTTCTCCTTATATAGCTATTGTTGGTCCAGAGTCTAGAGTAAAAACTCCAGAAGATATGGATAAAGAAACAGAAACTAAAGAACCTTTATCTGTCGAACAACTTACATCTAAATATAATCTTGATGAAAATTTAATAAATACTTTACGTAAAATTAAACCAAAAGGTTCTGTTACACAACAATCTCCATTACGTGAAGACCCTATAGATTTAGTTACTGACCAAATGTTAGCAGATAGTGGTTACATTGATAGTGTATATGCAGGTGCTTTGCCTAAAGCTTTTGCTAGACGAAAGTTTATAAAAGATTTTTATAACGACTTAGGACTATAACTTATGGTAAAACTTTATGTTGATGATTCTACTTCATCTCGTTTAGGTCGTAATTATACTCTTGACGACTTAGAAGACAACGAAGAGTTTCAAGAAGTTTCAGAAAGATTCTTAACATCTGTGGGTGAAAATTCTAATGATGTTTTTGAATACTTACGAGATTCAGATTTTAATTTATTCTCAGGCATGCAACGTGCCATAGAAAGTGGTAAATTTACTGACCAACAAAAAGAAGACTACAGATACTTACGTAAGCGTTTTGATAATGCAGACATGGGTAGCTTCAAACAATATTTATCTTTAACAAAAGATGCTACTATTGATATAATTACTGACCCTACAGCTATGCTTGCTGCAGTATTAACTCCTGTAACTGGAGGAACTTCACTTGCTATTAAATCTGGTATATCTAAAGGAGTTATTGAAGGCACTAAAGCAATTGCAAAAGGTCAACTTAAAGACGTAGGTAAAAAACAAATTGCTAAGACTGCTGCTATTACAGGAGCAGAAGTAGGTGCGTGGACAGGTTTAGATAATCACTTTAGACAAAACACAGAAGTCAATACAGGCATTCGTAAACTTTATTCTAATACAGAACTAGCAGGTTCTGCTGCACTTGGAGTAGTTACAGGTGGAGTTTTGGGTGGTTTTGTACAACGTAATGCTTTATTTAATGATAGATTAAGTAGACTTTATACTAATGATACTTACAGAAAAGAATCTAAACTTAGATATAATCTTAGAAAAGGTAAAGCAAAATTATTAGCAAAAACTATTGGTAATGCTTCAACTTTAATGAAACCTTTTGCAAGATATTCTAATGCAGCAGCAGAGTTAGGAGAAAGTTTTTCTGAAGAGTTTGCTAAAAATATTGGTGAGCGTTCAACAAAGCGTGTAGGGTTTAGTTACTTTGAAGACCTATCAAATCGTAGAGGAAACTATTTACTTGACTTTGATAATATTGTAGCACCGTTAAGAAAAACAGGTCAAATACTTCCTGAAGATGAACTTACAGTTATACGTATACTTAGAGGTCCAAAAACAGGACCAAATGGAGAACTAATAGATTTTTCAAAAGGAGCAAGTAAAGAAGTTAAAAAAGTTGCAAATGATTTAAGAAAGTTTTTTGATAAAATTGATGCTGATGCTAGAGCAGCAGGAATAGAAACTCAACGAATTGAAAATTATTTTACAAGACATTGGAATAGAGAAGCAATTGAAAATAATAAAACTATTTTTAAAAAACGATTAGTAGACAAAGGTATAGTTAATAAAAAAGATGTTGATGAAGTTGTAGATGGAATGTTGAATAAACAAAATGAATTGTATTCTTCACATTCTAATTTAATTACACAGTCTCGTGTATTTAAAAATATGAAGGATAATGACTTTGAAGAGTTTTTAACAAATGATTTAGTACCTGTAACTACCAATTACTTTATGAATGCTTCTAAAACTATAGAGCATAAGTTACACTTTTTAGGGGCAGGTAAAAATATTAAAGTCTTAAATAAATTTAAAGTTAAAGATGGGGATGATGAAGAAACAAGACTATTATTATTTAAACAATCTAATGAAGAACTATTTAAAAAAAGATGGATTGATACTATTGAAAAAGAATTAAAAGATAAAGGCGGGCAAACTTTAACAGGTAGAGATAAAAAAGATATACTTAATACTTATAAGTCTATTACAGGTCAAGTAGATTATTTTGACTCAGGACTTATGCAGGGTGCTTACGATACTATGAAACTAGCTAATGCTATGGCTTATCTACCATTAGCTACAGTATCTTCTTTATCAGAAGCTTTTCTTACATTAGCTAAAGCACCCGTTAAATCATCTGTAAAAGGCTATCAAGATGGAATTACAAAAGGTCATAAAATTTTAACTGATGAAATGGGGCAGTTGTTAAAAGAAAAACATAGAATGTCTGATGATGAAATTCGTAGAGAAATGAATAGTGTTTTTATTGCTGTTGATGAAGCTATGGGAGATGTAACTAATCGTATTTCAGGTGAAGGATTACAAAACCCTTTCTTAAAAAAAGCAGCTAGAGGATTCTATCGATTTAATCTTCTAATACCTTGGACAAAAACTGTACAGCTTGCTGCTTTTTCTACAGGTAAAGATTTAATTACTGATAATTTATCTAAACTTTATGCTATTCAACAAAAAAGTAATCTTAATATTAAAAAGTTTTCATCAGATGAATTTGCACAGGATGCTAAAGTTCAAAGATTAAAAGCAGAATTATTTGATTTAGGTATTGATGTTGAACAAGGATTACAATGGACTGCAAGAGGTGCTAAAACAAATGCAAAGTTTTATAATAATGTAGTACGAGGAGCAGGTAGATTTACAAATGGAGTAATACTTCCAACGTCTAGAGAGTCTGCAAGAGTACCTACGTTTATGACTAATCCTAAGATTGATATCTTTACACAATTTTTAAGATATCCTACAGTATTTGGTAATACTATACTAAAAAACTTTGCCAGAGATACAATAAATAATCCTACTGTAAATGCTCCGAAGGTTGCTGCTTTTGTTGCTATGGCTACTAATGTTGCTAAAGCTACTAACTACTGGAGAAGTAACGAAGAAAAAAGAGATAGAGTAGATAGAAAAGGTAGTGATTGGCAAGACACTTTAAAAGCTTATCAAAGAGTGGGATTACTCGGACCGATTGAATATGGTTTAAGAGTTTCAGAAGGTTTAACATATGGACAAAATCCATTAGTAGCAGGAGTAGGGGTAGGTGGTCCAGTTATAAATGATGTAATAGGAATGACATTATATAATAGAGGTTTATTAGAAACTGTAGCACGTAAACTTCCATTGACAGGCACTAAGACAGTTTTTGATAGAAACTTAGGAGACTTTATGGAAGAGTATACAGGTTTTAGAGAGCCTTATACTCCGCTTCAAAAAGCTGCTAAAGAGGCTGATAAGTTTTTTGGAGGTAAAATTAGAGAAGGAGCAAGTTTTTTTGCAGGAGAACCTGAAAGTAAATCTAATGTACCAAGACTACTTAGAGCTACAGGAGGTATCGTACCTAAAGTAGACCCATATACAGGACAACCTTATGATGAAATAAGAGAACACCGTATACAATATTATGGAGGTGGACTAGCTACTAAAATGTATCAACGTAAAGGCTATAGAGACGGTTTAAGCGTAGAAAAAGATGTACCTGATGTCGAAGCAGACCCTGCAGATAGGAGCGTAGATGGCACTACAAAGTCTTACAAAGACATTGCAGGATTAGATAATACTCCAAAAACTCCTGAACCTGTTAGAGTACAAAAGAATAAAGGAGATGTAGTAGAAAAACCAAATTATTTATACAATAATATGGGAAATATTGAAGCTAGATTTACAGGTTGGGCAGGTAGAACTGATGATGTTTATTATAAAAAAGGTAGAAAAGAAGGATATGGAGCTTATGATTCTCGTATAGCAGGTATAAGAGCACCCTTAAGAGATTTTAATACTAAATTAGAAAGATATAAAGATACTGATGACCCTGAAGCACATGCTGTTTTAGAATATTTAGGAGGTGGTCGAACAGGAACTTTAGAAGAAAAAATGGCAATTGCTAAAAAAGAAAATGCTAATCCAGAACAGTATATTGCTGACATGAAATATTTAAGAAATAAACTAGGACCAGATAGGGGTATTATACATGCAGTTGCTATGAATGAACAAACACCTGAAGGATTAAAATATTTTTTAGAAAGTGAAGAAGACATTAATAAAGCTATTGAACTTTCTAAACATGATTTTAAAAAAGGAACAACAACAAAAGAAATGTTAAATTTTCTTGACAATTTATTCAAATAACTTGACAGAATATAAATTTACCTGTATAATACAATAACATGCTGCTATACCTAGAAGACCAATTAGAAGGATGCTACCGAGAGTATCGCTTACATCAAATCAAACAAGACCTACCCTTTATGTCTTTAGAAGATTTTAGAAATATGTTTGAAGCAATGATGGCAGTAATATATAAGGACGAAGAATGAAAGGATTATTAAAAAATATAGTAGGAGCAGTAGCACCTACACTTGGTACTGCTTTAGGCGGTCCAATGGGCGGTATGGCAGCTAATATGATAGCTGATGTTTTAGGAGTGCCAAATAATCCTAAATCAATTGAAAAAGCTATACAAGAAGCTACACCTGAACAGATGCTTGAACTTAAAAAAGTTGAGCAGGACTTTGAACTCAAGATGAAAGAGCTTGAAGTAGATGTATTTAATTTAGAAGTAGCTGACGGTCAGGATGCTAGAAAAACTTTTAGTAAAGACTGGACAGCTAGAATAGTAGGTGTATCTGTAGTTGGTGGCTTCATGGGTTATATATTCTTAGTAACTCTTCAACCACCAGAACAAAATTCAGAAGCCTTGATAAACCTAGTATTAGGATATCTAGGTGGATTAGCTTCAGCAGTAATTAGTTTTTACTTTGGAGCTTCTAATAAATCAGATTAATGAAACAGAAATTAAAAGACGTTATCGAGGACGGACGTTGGAATTGGTACGGACTCGGAGACGCAGAAGAAGACTCTCAAGACGATAATTGTTATAAAGGATTGTTTTGGGATTTAGAAACTAAAAAATTCCTAAGATGGAATGAACTTAATAAAAAGGAGTGTAAATCAACTGAAAGCAGTGACCAGTAGTGTCTGCGTTGTATGTATTGTTGGTTGGGCATATTTAATAGTTGCGGGATACTATTACTTTTTCTAACCTTTACTAAAACTTAAGAGTAAATTCAAAGAACGCTATTGTTAGCTTCACAGGGAAATTGCATTTTAAAATTGGAGAATCATGAAAAAATTATTAGGCACAATAATTTTAAGTTTACTTAGTGCGTCTGTATTATCTGACCAAACAGGAGATTGTACTGCAGGGGAACAATACTGTGAACAAAATAGTTTAGAGACAACTAATACTACAACTACAACTAATACAAATACCAATACGAATACAAACACTAATACAAATACCAACACAAATAATAATACTAATACTAATACATCAACAAATACTAATACAAATACAAACACTAATAACAATACGAATGTAAATACAAACACTAATACAAGTACGAATGCAAATACAAATGTAAATACAAATACATCAACTGCAACTTCTACCAGTACTAATGCAAATACAAATGTAAATACATCAACCAGTACCAATAACTCTACAGTAAATCAAACAGTAAATAATACAAGTACGTCTAACAATACTAATACAAATAACAATACATCAGTTGCAACAAACACAAATAACAATACAAATGTAAATCAATCAACTTCCGAATCTAATGTCACAACTGATAACACGAATAATAATACCAATAACAACAATACCGTATCTGATAATACTAACAGAAATATTAACGAATCAAATTCTACCCAAACTATAAATCAGAATGTTAAGACCAAAGCTCCTCCTGCTTCTGCTATTGCTCCTAGTATTATGTCTTACTCTCAAGACCTATGTACCACAGGAGTCTCAGGTGCTTTTCAAGGACAAATTTTTGGTATCTCAGGTGGGAAGGCAGTACGTGACGAAAACTGTGAAAGATTAAAACTTTCTAAATATTTATATGATACTGGTATGAAAGTTGCCTCCGTCTCTATCCTATGTCAAGACCCAAGAGTATTTACTGCTATGGAAATGGCAGGAACTCCATGTCCCTACGAAGGTAAAATAGGTAAAGAAGCATCTAAAGCTTGGAAAGAAAATAAACACGACAGACCTGACTACGTAGATTTAAAAGAAAAATACGTAGCTCATTGCAAGACACAAAGAAACTCAAACGGTAAAAAGAAATCAGGACGTACCTGTGCTAAAGAATTTTATAGCCAGTAGTCTACTGTGTTTTAGTACATTTGTAAGCTCTGCATACATCTATGAAGGCAATCAATCCTTGATTGACCTTACAAATCAAACAGGAACTACTAATCTAAACTCAGGTGATGACCAGTTATCTGCCGCATTTAATTTAGACAATCCCTTTACTTTTTATGGTACTGCTTATGACTCTGCTCGTATGGCTACGAATGGTTGTCTACATTTTGGTTTAGGTACAGGTAATGTAAATTACAATAACTATTGTGGTGACTATACTCCTGACCCTCTTCCTCAGTACACTAATACTATGTTTGTTTTTTGGACAGACTTGATAAGAGACAATCAATCTAAAATGCTTGCCAAGAACTTTAATGATAAAGCAGTCTTTGGTTGGTATGATTTAAAAGAATACAATAGAGCATCTGATAATAGTTTTGAAGTTATACTTTGGACAAACAATACTTTTGAGTATAGGTATGGGGCACTAGACATTATCCAACATGATGTTTTGATTGGGGAGCAAGGAAGTACATCACAATACTACCAGTACCTTTTTCATGATGAATGTAATACAGGTACAACTAATGTCACAGGTACATGTGTAGGTACAGATTGGAATAATACTTCTAGCAATACTTCATTGGAGAATGGAGGTAGTTTATATGGAGTGGGTTCAGGTAATAGCATAGATTGTAGTGACCCTTTAAATGATTCTAGTTGTGCAGGATATGCATCCGCTTATTTAACACAACAATGTAATTTAGATTCTTTATATGATATGGCATGTCCTTCATATTGGGAAGCCTATGATGACCAACAATGTGATGAAGACCCACAGTATGCTCCGTTCTGTGCAGGTTATCAGCAAGAGCAATCTATTGCTTACTTTGTAGAAGATGATTTTGATTATGGCTATGAAGAAGAAGAGTACTACGAAGAGTTTATATTTGAAGATGAGTGGTATGAAGAGCCTATAGAAGACTATATATTTATTGAAGATGTATATGAAGAAGAAGTCTTTGTTATTATGTTTGAAGACTTACAAGAGGAAGAAATATACTTTGAAGAAATATTTATTGAAGAGTCATACGAAGCTTTACCAGTTATTGAAGAAGAATATATTGTAAGTCTTGAGAGACTTGATGAGCCTGTAATATTTGCACATACAAATGATTTAATAGAAATATTTGAGTTTGAAATTATAAGAGAGGAATTAGAAGATGAACTTAGAAATGATGAAAGCGATGAAGAAGAACTTGCAGAAGCGTTGGAAGAAATTGAAGAGTGGTTTGAAGAAGAGTTGGAAGAACTCCAAGAAGAAATTGAAATCATGGAAGAAGAACCTGAAGAGTTATATGCCGAAGCCGAAGAAATCAACGAAGAAACCAACGAAGAAAAAAGCTCAGTAAGAGTATCTGCACTTGATGTTGTAGCAGGAACACTTAGAACTGCTTCAAATAGTGTAAGCTCATATAGCACTTCTAACAGTCGAAATGGCTCGTCTTACTCAGGTGGTGCATCTAATAATTTAAGTGGCTCTACGGGCAGTTATGGAGCTTCTGGAGGTACTTCTGGAGGTGGTGTTAGTACATCTAATTCTCCTAGTATGTCAGACCAAATTACGTCTGCAAATGTACAGACTAATCAGGTCTTATCTATGAGTGGTGGAGAAGTAGGAGGCTCTACAAGTTTTAGTATTACTCCTATGCCTACGGTAGATGATTCACCTCAAGTTATGATGGCAGATGTACAGGTACAAGATATGCAAGGAGAGATTGACACAGCTATTTCAGGAGTTATGACAGCTAGTGAAGCTGACCAAGTAGCTGACCAAATAATAGCAAACAATATTAAAGAACAACAACAAGAAGCCGAACAACAACAAGAAGAAACAGGACAGTACGCAGACAGTACAACTCTTGTAGCTTACTTAGGATACGTTGCAGGTTTCGATGCGTATAGACAGGCTCAGATACCCCAACAAGATATGTGGTATGAGCCAAGAGCAATCTATGCAGGAGTAATGTTAGATGATAACACAGAAGCTTTTTATGGATTAGCAGGTGCTAATTTTGAAACACTAGGTAACATGATAA